TCCAACACGCATAACTTACACAATCATTCTAGAGGCTGTCTTTATTGGTGCATATTACTTAGCTAGGTAATATGGGCAATCAAGTTTCAGGTAATCCGAAAATTGCTTTGTTGCGTTATAAAATTTGTAAATGTAACTTGGTGTCCATATAGGGGCAAACTACATTTACATTAATTGTTGAACTATTGTTATAAATACAAATTGTTAAATGTCAAGTGCTAACGTGCTGAACCTGTTAAATCATATATAAATTTACCACTTTGCATTGCTTTTTGTATAGCTTCAGCATTAGCTTCGTATTGTTTAGGTGTCATTTTTTCTACATCAGACTCTTTAATCATACCAACTTCTGATGAACTATCAGGGTTTTTCTTCTGTGTTTTACCTACAGATTTAGCAGCACTTAATTCTTTGTCCTTAGTAGTTATCTTTTTAGTGCTAATTCCCATATCAGCTTTGTATAAATCTATTGCTCTAGCAGCAGAGTTGGCATCATGTTCATTTTCATATAGAGCTTTTTGAACCCACTCAGGTTGTTCTTCTACCCAATTATGAAACTCATCTTGCTCTCTAATTTCTACAAAATCAGGATGTTTCTTTAATAAAAGCACTTCTGCCTTTTCTCTTAAGGCATCTTCTTGCATTGCATTTATTTTTTTAAGTTTGTCCTCTATGTCTTTGGATTGTTCTTTAGCCTTTTTAATAGCTATAGTTTCAACAATCTGAGCTACATCAGGGTACTCTTTAGTCCACTCATCTAACTCTTCTTCTGATTTAGGTAACTTAATTTGTTTTTTTGTAGAAGCATCTAATTGATTTCTTAACTCATCTATTTGCTTTTGAAGATCATGCTCTTTCTTTTGTGAGTGTCTTCTTAAATCACCATATCTTTTTTTAAAACTTCTTTCTTCTGCTGTAGTAGGTTCAGGTTCTTCTTTTTCTTCAGGTGTTACATCTACCTGTTCAAGATTTTGTTTTTTTAATTCTTCTATTTCTTTTTCTTCTTTTTCAATCCGTTCTTTGTTTACAGATCTTTTAGCAAAACCTACCACTTTTTTTTGTGGTTGTACTTCTGTTTGTTCCATCACTTCTGCTGCTTCAGCCATTTTACTTCCTTTTTATTGGGGCTATCCGTAGCCTGTAAGGGGGGATAAGGTAGCCAATTATAGATTCTTTATTTTACATGAGGAATCATTAACTCATGCTTGTTTGTTCTCCTGTGGTGTTAACACATTTGTAACTGCTTTTTCGAGTACATTTTTTCCCACTTTTTTAAGCACATCTTGTCCTATTGTTTTCACAGTTGATTCTCCAACTATACCACTTATTTTAGTACCTACCTTAGACATTAATCCTGGGCCATATGTAGCTGCTGCACCTGCTAATACACTAGCACCAAACATATTTAAATTTTCTGTTGAAGTATCAGAATACTCAGGATATATTAAAGCATTATCATTCTCGTCAAACCTAATCATAAAGTTAGTCATGCCTTCAGTTTGTGTAGTATTACCCCATCTTACTCCTTTTCTTGGATCATTTGCTGCATTAATTGCTTCTATATTTGTTCGTGCTTTACCCTTTGATCTCATGCCATAACCTAGTGATCTAGTGGTGTCTTGTTCATATCCTAACTCTCCTCCATACTTACCTTGTACTACTTGTTCACCTGTATCTTTATTAATTAAAATTCTCTTTGGAGCTTGTGGAACTAAACCAACAATCTTAGTTTCTTTCCTACCCATACCTAAACTTTTGCTTGTTACTTTTACATTTTCAGGTGAAACTTCAATAAGTTTAGATTTTTTTCTAGATTTGTCTAAATGACTACCAACCTCTTCAGATTTAAGATAATATTTATCACCTTTTTTAATTAATTCTGCTGGTACTTTAGGTTGCTCTACATCTTTATATCCTAATTGCCTTAGATCTTTAATACCTCCTTGTGCTAAAGTAGTTGCCATATATTGATTTATGAATGCTTGATCTTTTGGATTAGGATAAACTTGCCCTTGCCGTTTTAAATATTCGTTCTGATGTTGTAATTGATTCATTATATTAGATTTAGCATCAGCATCAGTTAAAGTTTTATAATCTTTTGGGCCTGATATAAATGTACTAAAATCTTTTGCTACATTATCTTGTTTAGTTTTATTTCTATCTCTAACTCTAGTAGATGTATTAGGATCTTTAGTTGGATCTACTATATCAGGAAATTTTCTACTGACTATATCTCTAGCTGATGTAAATCCTTTCTTATCTAATAAAGATCTACCTACCTGACTTGATTCAGTATCAGGCATACCTTTACTTGGATCTAATCTTTTCATAGCAAAAGGTGATCTATAATCTCTTTTTGTATCATCCTCATTTTCAGCACTACCACCTACGTTAAATTCTGTTACATCCTCTTCAGTCTTTTTTTTTAAATTGTCTGCATTTTCTTCAGGTTGCATTTCTTTTGCTGATATTTCTTTTTCTACCTCATTAATAATACTATCTATTTCAGTATCAAACTCTCCTCTATCATCCTCTACAGCTTCATCTGCATTTCCCATTTGACCCATACGATCCATTTTATCTAGACCTTCTTTAGCCTCCTGCCTTAGTTTCATAAGATTATTTAATCCTATGAACCTAACTACATCAGCAGGAAATACAAACTCACCCTCACTTAGCTGTGCAGGTATATCATCTCTAACTTCTTCTTGTGTAGAACCTACTGGCACATCATTACCACTTACAGGATCTACTGTTCCACCTTCTTGTAGTAGTCCTCCTTCTTGCATTGCAGGTTTATCTAAACCATCTATTCTTTCAGATGTAAGGCTATCACTCCTATCTCTAGATGCTT